GAAGCTGAACAACCTTTACCTACTGAAGTTGCTTTTGGAATGGGAGGTGGTGCTGCACAAGCTGCTAAATCAAATCAAAGACATCAAGCACTGAAGCAGATACAAGATATTGAACAGGCTCAAGCTTCTTTAGAAGATTCTATACAACAGATTGTTGACGCAGATGCGGCTTTATCTAAACAAGAAACTAACCCTACAGTAAAAGAAGAAGTAGACCCAGAGGTTGAGGATGTAACAGCTAAGTTAGAAGAGGAGGGTCCGATAGTAGTACGGGATGAAGAAGCTGATCCTATTGAAGAACCTTCTGAGAAACTAGAGCCTGAGAAACCTAAGGAACCAGAAGAACCTGTTGTAGAAGAACCACCCGCTAGAGAAAGAACGGTAGAGGATAAAAGAGAAGATGCTTTAGATGGTTTGTTACTTAGAATAAAAAATTTAGACATAACACCTGAGACTGGAAATGCTTCTCAAGAATCAGCTAGAATTAATAGAGAAGGTAAAAGAATATACGATCAAACTTTAGGCACAGTAAACGGTTTAATAAGAGTATTCACTAAAAATCCTACAGATAAAAACATAGCTAATGCTTTATTAAATGAAATAAAGTTCATGCGTACTCTTAATGTTAAGGTTGTCGATTGGTTGAACACCATAGGAAGTAGAGTTGTACAATCACAGAGGGGTGACTCAGATCAGTATGCTTGGGCTACTAAATACAGTGAAAGAGCTAACTTACAAGATGAGGCATTGGTTCGATTACAAGCTACATTAGAAGCTAAAACTAGAGGCGTAGTTGATGGTGATGAAGCTGATATACAAGCTATGTTTGATGAGTACTTAGCTATACCAGATCAGTTAAAAGGTAGACAAAGGAAACCAGTAGAGACTGAAGAGGATGAATTTATAGAAGTATTCAAAGAAACAAAAGCAGCTGATGAAATAGATGTTGATAAACCTACTAAGGAGGTACAACAAAACCTAGGTAAGCGAAAGAAAAAGTTGCAGGAAAAACTATCTGAATTACAACAAAGATTTGGAGACCGAAGTAAAATAGCTTTAGCTGAGACTGGTGAAGAGTTACCTGAGGATGTTGACATTACTGATCTAAAGCAACGTATAAAGTTTTACGAACAAGCCGAAGCTGATGCCTTAGAGTTGGAGAAACTTGAAGCTGAGTTAGCTAAGGTGGCGGAGTTAGATGTAGCACCATTGGGTGAGCAAAGAGCAGCTGTTACTCCTAAACCCACTGGTCCCAAGAAAGTAAACATTAAAGCTGCTCAACTTAGGAAGCGAATAGCCGCTGTTAAAAGTAACATTAAACAAAGACTAGCTGATATAGATAAAGCTAGGCGTGAGATGTCTGAAGAGTTCCAAGCGGAACAAGCTGAGAAAGTAATAAACAATAAACTTAACACTTTACAGCAAGAGCTAGACGAACTTCGTACTACATTTGGTAAAGAACCTGAAGAACTTATACCTGCTAAAATAAAAGAAAAAGACCCACGGGTAAAAGATTTAGAGGATAAGATTAAATTCTATAAGGAAGCTCAAGCTGAAATAAGGAAGATAAAAGACCTAGAGGCTGAAAGAGCTAGGTTGTTAGAAATAGAAACAGGACCACTAGGTAGACAAAGAGAAGAGATAACACCTAAACCTACAGGACCCCAAAAAGCACCCGGTCGAGTAGAACAATTAAATAAAGACATAGCGTTCCTTCGTAGTAATATGCGTAATCGTGTGAATGAAATCGATAAAGCACGAGTACAAATGTCTGATGAATATAAAGCAGAGCAACTGCGAAAAGCTTACGAGAAACAAAGAAGTAAACTTGAAGGCGAATTGGAAACAATGCGTAAAAGGTTTGCTGATATAGATGCCGCTGAAGAAGCTGCTGGTTTAAAAGTTAAAAAGAAGAAAAAGAAAGACCCAAGAATAGCAGAGCTAGAAGCTAAAGTAGCTTATTATAGAGAAGCGGAGAAAGAAGCACTAGCTGTTGTTGAGTTGGAGAAAGAACTAGCTAGAGTAGCTGATATTGAGGGACGCAGTGTTATAGGTGAAGTAAGAGCTGAAGTTACACCCACTCCTAAAGGACCTACTAAACCAGCTAGATCGCAAGAACTTAGGAAAAAGATAGCAGATTCTAAAGCTAGGATGCGTCAAAATTTAGCTGACTTAGATAGAGCTAGGAAACAAATTGAGGAAGAACGGTTAACAGCTAGAGCCTTTAAGGAACTAGAGGAAGCTTTCTACAAATCTTTAGAAGCAGATGGAGCGGGTTGGTTAACAAAAGGTATTAGATATATTAGATTAGCTAGACAGTTATCTTTAATCGATCAGCTACCTTCTGTATTTGCTGGTGTGCCTACAGGGATTGGAGCTGTAGCTAAACAATTCTTTAGACCAGTATCTACATTTTTATATAATCCTTATAATTCTACGCTGCCAGTTAGAACTCGGATGGCAATGGCTGATGCAGCTGGTGCTTTTAAAGTTATATCTGACTTGAAAGGGTTATGGGCGGAAGCTCGTCGTACTTTTGTTGAGAATATATCAGCAGTGGATGGCAGAGCAGGTAGACTTTCTGATGAAATAAATCCAAGGTCGATGCCCAGAGGAGAACATGCTTTAGTATCTAGGGCTTATAAATCAGCTGAAAGAAGAGTACAAGCTTTAGAGAATACAACTAATTGGTTTACTAACGCTATTAAAAACGGTCAGTTCTTTCAGTTGTGGACTTTAGGTGTTAGGGGTATACAGACTGTAGACTCAGTTTTTAAGAGACAGTTAATTAAAGGCAGGTTATACGCTGAATCTCAGAAGAAAGCATTGTTAGAATTTCCTAATGATCCAGTTAAAGCCAAGGCGAAAGCTGATGAGTTATACGATAACGCTTGGAAAGATAGCGATGGGCTAGCTGTATTAGCAGATGAGCATGATTTTGAAGATACTGTAAATCAAATTAGAGAAGAATTGTTATTTGCTGCCGATGGTGATTTAGAAGATATGCCCGTAAATTCAGCGGAAAAACTTATTAAAAAGCTGAAAGAGTTAAGCAACGATGACGGTAAGTTAGCTATTTTAATAGACGCCCTACTTCCTTACATAGGCGTACCCATTCGTGCTGTATATAGGGGTGCTAAGTTTTCGTTGTCACCTGCTGTAGCACCTTTAGCTGTTACACCCGGATTTAAGTCGTTAGCGAATCCATTTAGTAAAAAGATAAAAGAATTAGATCGTAAGTTAAAAGCACAGTACGAAAGGCTTAGAAAAACTACAGACCCTGAAGCTACTAAAAACATACAAATTGAAATAGACGATCTAGCACGAGGAAAGTCACAAGCTGAAGCGAGGCGTATTAAATACAATGAAGAAATTATAACTGATAGTTTGTTATCTACTTCTTTATATTTCATAGGTGGTACAGCTGCTTTATCTGGTGCTGCAACGGGTTCATTAGAATGGTTGACTCCAGACCAAAGACAGAAGAATAAGTTAGAGTCTTTTCAGATCATGGGGTCAGACTATTCGGCTGCTTTACCTTGGTCGTTCCCTATAGCTCTAGCTGCTGATGTTATGACATGGGCTAGGATAAAAAACGAGGAGAGGGAGACTGGTCAGGTTATACTCACCAAAGATCAAACATTAGACTTTGTTATTGGTGCTTCCTTTAAAAAGTTAGCTGAAGCAATGCCGTTAGCACAAGGTATAGAAACCGCACAAGAGATAGCGAAATTTGAAGGAGATGTAACAAAGAACGCAGTAGCTAGATTAGTAGCTAGTTATGTACCTTTCCCCGCACAAGCCAGAAAGATAACTCAAACAATACTTCAAGACGGTGTGCCTGATTTAAGAGGACAAGGATATTGGGAAAGGTTTGCTTATGCGGCTTTCGGTCTAGGCACTCCTAATGTGAAAACGGATTTATTAGGTGAAGACTTAGAAAGTTCACATACATGGGTTACTCAAACTATAGTAAGACAAGCACCGAGGAAACCTTTAGATAGGACTCTGTTTGATGAAATAGTAGCAACTGACACACACGGTAACATAGCTAGAAAACCTAGTAACATAGCAGATAGATTACCGATGACCGACTTCATAAACGAAGAAGGAATAACATTAGCGTACGCTTTCGATCAAAAGTTAAAAATGACCACGATATACAAGAATGGTCGCAAGTTAAATATAAACCAAGCTGTTAATGCATTAATCACTAGTGCCGCTTGGAATAAGAAATATAATAAAGGTTTCCAAGAAAAGGATGGGGCTTATGTTAATGAAGGTTTAAAAGAGCTAGATCAACTATTGAGAGATTACTACAATCAAACCACTAAAGATATTTTAAAAGATAAGTTATTCCTAAGTAGTTTCATTAACGATAAGGAGGAGAATTTAAATACTATCTTACAAACAAGAGGTACTATACAAGCACCACAGATAAGACCTGTATCGCCTTTTGAAATTATAACGCAAACTGACTAAGGACTTGCTCTTCTCACTCAATAATTAATAATATACACTTAACATCATGGCTAACACCTACGTAGACTACACCGCATCAGCAGATCAGACTGACTTTGCTTTTAATTTCCCGTACCTTGAGGACGAGCATGTAACAGTAGAAATCAACGGAACTGCTACGATAGATTTTACCATTGTTACATCACCTGCTACCAAAGTTGTTTTAAACAGCGGTGCTAGTTATGGGGACATTGTACGGATACGCAGAAGAAGTCAACCAGATCAAAACCTCGTAGACTTTGTAAATGGTTCTGTATTAACGGAATCGGAACTAG